TGTTGACACCCTGGACAGTCGCGTTCGAGAGGACAAGCTGGAGGGTCGCGTTGTCAATGCGCGAGAAATTGCAGGTGCCCGAAGGTTGGTGCTCTTCAGGGCGGAGAGCGAACGAGTAGAGATTGACGCCGGTGTCGGGGGTGCGGGTGTGGTGTTGGAATGGTTGCACGAGGTCGAAGTAGGTACCTTCACGCTCAGAGAAGCGGTCTTGACCGTTAAGTTGGAGTTTAGCGGTAACAACAGGATTTTGGCCCCAGCAGTGCATGTTGAGAGCAGTTTCGGCGAGAACGAAGGTGCCAGCGTCCGATACAAGGGAGCCTTGCGCGGCTCCACCACCGTCATGAAGACCGGAGGTGGCCCAGCCCTCTGTGGAGCCGGCAGGCGCGTCAGCACCGGCGTTGTCAAAGAGGCCAGAGCCGTGTATCATTGTATCGAGAGAGTCACTGTTACCGAAGGCGTGGAAAGCATTAGGAAGAGCATCGTAGGCGTCGGTGTAGTTGAATGGTTGGGCGCCTAGAAGTTTGAAAAGAGGAGTTCCTGCGTCGAGAGACGAGCAGTAGTCAACGTTTTGGTCGGGTTGTACAACCCAGACGAGTTCCTTACAAGGGTGGTTGAAGTTGAGCTTGATCTTGTTCGAGGAAGAACCAACCGACTCATCACCAGTGAATTGAAGTTGTTCGATGAGGTATTCATGGGGATTTTGAGCCATGCGACGTCTCTCGTCGGTGTCAAGGAAAATGTAGTCTACGTATAGCGAAGCGGCGACAAGAGATTGCGAGTAGGCCGCGGTCGCCTTGGGGGTGCCGCTGGTCGAGGCGATGTCAGAGACAGCCCAAAGGCACTCATCAATAGGGCGGAGGTCAATGTTAATTTTTACCTCGTGGTATTGGAGAGCGATGAGGGGTAGCGCAAGACCAGGGTTTCTGCAGTACCAGAATTGAAGGGGAACGTAAAGAGTGGTCTCAGGAAGAGCTTTGCGAGGAGCGCAGGTTTGGCGAGGCGCGTCCGAAGAGCAAGGGGTGTCAACCTCAGCAAAGGTGGGGTCGGTGATGTAGGTTAGCGAAGTGGTTTGTCCAACCATGTTGTGGTAGCCAACTTCTTGTTCCTTAGATTGAGTTAGAGTGTTCCAGATGTGCATCCAGTCACCGTATTGACGGTCAATGCGTTGACCACCAATCTCAATCTCAACTTGCGAAACTAGCTGATGTCCAGGGAAATCAAGCCATCGAGCATAGTAGGCATGGTCTTGGCCAATTTCTGGTAGAGTTAGTTGCAGGTAAGTTCTGTAGGCAAGATCACCATTTCTTGAGATGGTGCAAGTCACCCGGCGACCGAAATCAGCTTGGCCGTTGAAAGTTTGTTCGATTGCTTCCATAGCAAAGTTAGTGTGGCGTCTGTAGGTAACTTTCCAGAATGTAATTTGTGGATTGCTCGTTAGATATACGTCTTGAGCTCCGTAAGCGACGAGTTGCATAAGTCCTCCTCCCATGATTATAATATTGCTAAAGAAAAAAAAATAAAGTTTTTATTTTAATTATTTATATTTAATTTAATATAGAATTAATATCAATATTTTCCTTCATAAACCGTTTCAAATAATCGTCTGCAAGTATCTCTTTTTTACCTTCATGATTTTTCTTAAAAATATAATTTTTATCTTTTTTCGATATGGACCAACCGTTTTCCAGTGCATTATAGATAAAAATCATTTTTTTAAAATTAACATGATTAATGTTTTCCATATCTAATTTATTTAAATTTATATTTATCGTATCCATTAATTGATTATTAGAAAAAGTAAATGAAAATTATTCTTAATTTATTAGAAATATATAAATATAAAAAAAAAAAAGAACTATAACATATGCCTAGTTTTAAACCAAAGACAAATAAAAAGATAAATGTTAAAGAAAAGGATACAATAACATTGGATACAAAACACCAAGAAATCACGGAAAAATTTAAAGTAGAAAATGAAGTAGATATACCTAAACTTAAAAAAAAAATAAGATTTTTAAATAAAAAATATACAGAGAATAATTTATCATTAGAACATAAACTTGATATTAAAGATGAAATAATCAGAATTAAAAATCAGATAAAAGATATTAAAAAGAATCAAAAGCAGTATTATTTAAAGAATTCTACTTACATTTTTAATTATTTTGAAGATAAAAAGGATATTGAAAATGGAAATACAAACACTAAAATCCTTAATTCATTTTTCAAAATAGATGATAAAAATTCGAAAAATACAGAAGAGTTAGACCGAAATAGTAATCTATACAATTATTTAAAAAATATAGATGATAGTTTTATTAGTGTAAATAATTTTATTTTAAATACTGATATATGTAAAAGTTGTAATAAAGGAGAACTTATTCCAGTCGATCATGAGGGAATAATTGTATGTAATAATATAAAATGTGGCAAACAGTTTCCATATCTTATAGAAAATGAGAAACCATCTTATAAAGAACCTCCTAAAGAAGTATGTTTTTATGCATATAAAAGAATAAATCATTTTAGAGAGATTTTGGCGCAATTCCAAGCAAAAGAGTCTACACAAATTCCAGAAAATGTAATTCAAGATATTATTCTTCAAATGAAAAAAGAGAGAATAAACCTAGAAGCACTCAATAATAAAAGGGCTAAAGATATACTTAAAAAACTAGGATATAGCAAATATTACGAACATATTCCTTTTATTAAAGAAAAATTAGGAATTAGACCACCTATTATGAGTCCTGAATTGGAAGATAAATTGTGTAATTTATTTATGGAAATCCAAGCACCCTATGCAAAATATTGTCCAGATGGAAGAGTTAATTTTTTAAATTACTATTATACTATTTCTAAATTATGTGAGTTATTAGATGAAAGAGATTTTTTACCTTATTTTCCTGTATTAAAAGACCGAGAAAAAAGAATAGAACAAGATGATATTTGGAAAAAAATTTGTAAAGAACTAAATTGGAAATTTATACCAACGCTTTAATGAAATAATAATTAACATATTCTATTAATTATGATTTTTTAGTTTTTATCGCGGAAATCCAACAAGATTGGCACCGATACCAAATCCTGCGCCCGAACGAGCAGAAGCCGCCATAGATGGAACGTAGGTGTCAAGAATAGAAAATGTGGCCGCAGCAGTAAGAGCAATTAATGCAACCTCTTCGAGTTTAAGTTTTTGTTTGGGTATTACAGAGGCAACTATACCAACCATAACACCTTCAACAAGGTATTTGATGGCTCTTTTAACTAATTCACCGAGATCCAATTGATTCATTATAATATTTGTAAAGATAAAATATTTTTGAAAAGTATTTAAATTTAATTTAATACATAGTATTAATGGAAAAAACAACTCCTAAATTAGTGGATTTATTAGAAGAAGATAATCCTCTACCCGGACAAAAATTTGTCTGTGTTTCCTTTGTTTCTCCAGAAAAAATTTTGAAGGATAAATCGTTATATTTTTTTGAAAAGTTCCTAAAGAACTGGGATTTTAGAAAATCACTTGAAAAATATAATCAGTTTACAAATTTTTTAGCATATAAATATAATTTATCATCGGAAGATGTGCAGAATGATTTAAAAGAATTTGTTAAAGAAGAACAAGAAAATTTATTAAATGATACCATAGAAGATGAATACAAGAATTTTATCGACCTTCATGAAGAAAAAATGGAAAACGACTTTAATGCAGAAAATGATTTTAAAACCAATGTTCGCGGAGTCAAGGTTCGTGGTGTATTTGAAACTCAAAAAGAGGCAGAAATAAGATGTAAACTATTACAACAACTTGACCCTAATCATGATGTTTACGTTGGACCTGTAGGATTATGGATGCCCTGGGAGCCAGATGCCTATAAAACTGGTCGTGTGGAACATATTGAGGACGAATTAAATCGTTTAATGCATGAAAAAGACAAAAATGAAAAAAATGCTAAAATGCATTTCGAGAAACGAGTAAAAAATGCTAAAAAAAATGCTATTGAAGAAAACAAAAAAATTGCTCTAGAAAATAACAATAAATTAACTCAAAATATTGACGAGCATGGAAATCTTTTCAGCGTAAATCAAGGAAAAGATAATGAAGTCCCATTACATGATGTCCGGAAAGAATTATTTGATGAAAGTAATATAAACCGCGATAGATTATTATGTGACCCTAATCATCCCAGTTTATTAGAAAGATCAAAAAGCATGCCTCTTCCTAGTACCCCCGAAGAAGAAAATGAAAAATCAAGTTCCATTGATGTAGATGCTAGTAAGAAGGTTGATTAACTTATTAGTTGATAATTACTTATATATTTTGTTGATATTTATTGACAATATATATATATATATATATAAATATGAAATCATTTGAAATAAATAATGGTATGGATCATAAACTATTTATAAAATATATTTAGATAAATCAAGTGCTAGAAAAAGAGCCACTAAAAACAGTGGCCGGCATAGACGTTCTAATAAAAAATTATAGTATTAGAATTACACAATTAATAAGTTATTTACCACCTGGATTTTTTAACATTAATTCTTGGCCCTGCTGATTTTTTTCTATTACTATTTGGATCATACATTTCATCTTCCTCATCCGAGTTGAGATCCTTAGATAGTTCCCAAAATTCCTTTGACCCTAACTTGAAATCACCATGTGGTTCCGCACGATACCAGAATATTTGGTCTCTTAATGAATTGCTCTTCGCATTATTATGAATAACAAGACACTCATAATTTTCTGTGCATTGATCCATAACCTGGCAGAAAGACTCAAATGTCGGAAACATTCCCGCATAGTTCTCATAGATTCTTTTACGATTTGCTATATATGGCTCCCTTAAAATAAACACATAATCAATATTTGTTCTTAAATTTGGAGGGATGCCAAGCGGGTATTGCATCGTGATTATCAACATAACTTTCCAATGACGACCGTTCATAAACAATAGACGCATCATTTTATCTTTTGTCCAACCCGCATCATATAAACAATCGTCCAAAATAACAAATGTCCGTCCATCTATATTTGATTTTTTATATGTTTCAACTTCCCTTTTTATTTGCTTTATTACCTGTTTTTGCCTCTTTAAAATGTTCTCCACAATCGCGCTGTTATATTCATCGTGAATAAAAAGTTTTGGTACATGTTTTGAATAAAAGCCATTTCCCGCTTCCGTGCCCGATATAACAGTCCCTATAGGAATATCCTGCTGATAATATAAAATATCTCTTACCAGATAAGATTTTCCAGTATCGCGACGACCTATTAATACGATAACTGGACCACTACTATCTTTATTCGCTTCAAATTTTATACTTTTCATATCAAATTTTTTTAATTCAAGGGTCATAATATAAAGAAAAAATATAAAATACATAATTTAAATACGCATAATTAGTTTAAAAATAGTTAAATTAATATATTTAAAAACCAATGACTAAATTGTTAAATTATCAATATACAGAGTCTACTTTAGAGAATATAGAAGCGCTGAACATAAAAAATATGCAAAAATACAATCCAATCTATAAACAATTTTTTAAATTATGTGAAAATAATTATAATAAAATAACATTAAATCAACACTATACTTTGTCACATATTTTAGAAAAAAAATCATTTTCAAGATATTTATGTAAAGTTACCAAAAATAATGAATTTCTAGAAAAAGAAACATTTGTAAAATTCGCTCCAATTTTAGACCCTATCAAATACATGGTTGGGAAATATGATAATAAAGATAAAAACCTATTTATTCTACCAACACTATTAGATGATACTTCTAAATATGAAAAAATGTGTGATTACAATAATTGTGCATACACCGATGGATTTTTTTCCTTTCTTGCAAGCAAATTGTTACATGAATATAAGTTTTTAAATGCCGTTGATTTTTATGGTTCATATCTAGCCAATCATAATAATATGATGATAAATATTTATGACGATATTGAGTTTTTAAATGATTCAGATGATTTTCATAAAAATAAAAAGATTTACTTTGATGTAGACGATTGTTTTTATGATGAAGTTTCAAACTATGATTCGAATCATAACAAAAAAAAAATAAATATTTCATCCGGAAAAAATATGGATGAAATCGAGGACATCAAAGATATCGAAGACATCAGTGCCATTGAAGCCATCGAATATCCTGTAAATGTTGAAATCGAAAATATAGTAGAAACAAGTGGAAAAGATACTTCTTATATAAATTTATCGGATCTTAGTGATTTAAGTTACAATTTCCTTGATATATCTTTAAATAATTCTAAGGAAGAAAGTGAGTGTTCTTCTATAACATGTTCATCTAGGTCATCACACACAGAAAATAGCAAGGAAAATGAAGAAGAAGAAGAAAAAGAAAGCGATGATTCTTGTGAAGAAAGTGATTGTGAAAGCGAAGAAGAAAAAGAAATATTTTCTTACATAAAAAATTTTCCGGTAAACGTTATATTTCTAGAGAAATGTAACCAAACCCTTGACTCCTATATGTTAAAAAATGATATGGAAGAACAGGAATGGGAAAGTATACTTCTACAAATTATATTCACGTTAATTACCTACCAAAAAGTATTTGATTTTACACATAATGACTTACATACAAATAACATTATGTATGCTGAAACCGACAAACAATTTATATACTACACTTATAATTCTAAAACATACAAAATACCTACATATGGAAAATTGTGGAAAATTATAGATTTTGGAAGGGCAATTTTCAAATTTAATGGAAAATTGCTTGTTAGTGATAGTTTTTCAATAAAAGGTGATGCTGCAACACAATATAACTTTGGACCATATTATAATAGCAAAAAACAAAAGGTAGAACCCAATAAAAGTTTCGATTTATGTAGATTAGGCTGTTCTTTATTCGATTATTTTATAGACAATATTAAAAATATCAAAGACCGAAGCGACTGTGACAACTTACAGTGCCTGATATTAGAATGGTGCGAAGATGATAATAATAAAAATGTACTATATAAAAATAACGGAGAAGAGAGATATCCGGAATTTAAATTATATAAAATGATATCCAGAACCGTTCATAAACACACACCAGAACGTCAATTAGATCGTATATTGTTTGATGAATATCGCGTATCAAAGAAAAAACTCAACAAAAAAGTCAAAATCATGAACATTGATGAAATTCCTTGTTTTGTTTAAATATATAATAGTACTTGTAATTATATATTTAAAAATCCGGCTCGTTGGTAAAGGCGTTTGGAATACCACTACCAACCTCTCCAACAGAATCGCCAAACATCGAAGATATTGAAGAAATATCACCCATTTGTGAAAGTACAAACTGTGCTCCAGAGGCCGCGAATAAAACATATATACTTTCATTCGCCAAATTTTTGAAATTGATTTCCTCCTTTTTAATTAATTTACTTTCAAATATTTTTATCGCTAAAAATACTAAAGAAATCAAAACACTACTCACTAAAAGTTCCTTCATTATTTTATTATCAATATAATACATTAATTTGTTTTTAACGAATTATGTAAGTGTTTCTATATCTCCTAATAATGATGGTTCATCGTTCACTTCTTTACTAGATTCATCTATTGAATCTATGGAAATAACATCTCCTAAATCTAAATTAACATCCTCTATTTTAAGTTTTTCATCGTCGTCGTTAGAAGTTGATTCTATTTCACTTATATCTAAATCATTTGAAAAACTAACACCCTGTTTTTCCGCATCATTCAAATCCGGAACTTCCGTGACTAACACGGGTTCTTTGGGTTCTTCGGATTCTTCGGATTTTTTTGTATTTTCCGTATTTTCTGCATTTAACTCTTTTATATCCAACATTACTCCATAATTATCATCGCTAATTACAATATTATCTGTATCTTTTAGTTTAATAGAACTTTCATTATCATTCATAACCTCCTCAATCAAAAGATTGGGATTTGTCTTACTTTCTAATGACTCTTCATTAGATTTAGATTCCATATTTTCTTCAGAACCGTCAACGCTCACCATATCATCCTCTGCCGGAATAAGTTCCTCTTCAACTTCCA